GCCAGAGCAGCAAGCAGACGTAACAGCGGAGTTTTTAAGAGAGTCTGGTTTTAGCTCAGATGTTGTTACACAGATGTTAGGCATACCTAGAGACGCTGTGGATGCAGCTCTAATGGCTGCTGGTTATGATGCTTCTGGTCAGCCTATTAGTGATGCAGAAAAATTAGGTAGCGCTGTATTTAGTGGGGTTCAATCGTCAGAAACACCTACCGTACTCGCTACGTTTGTTGACCCAAGCGCAGATAGTGCCGCTAGTAGTGCAGCATCATCAGCATCTACTGCGGGAGCTTCTAGTAGTGCAGCATCATCAGCATCTACTGCGGGAGCTTCTGGTGGTGCAGATAGTTTAGATGGTGAAACAGTAGATTTATCCACGCGAACTACAGAAGATTTAACAACAGATACAACCGCATCTACGATTGACGACTCAGATACTTTAGGCGGTCTTGTAACTACTGAGGGAACAAATTACGGGTGGGTGTATAACAAAGATACCGATACCTTTGACTATGGTTATTTTGACCTTGAGGGTAATAGGGTTAGCACAGGAGATACGGTTAAGAGAGGCGCAGTATTTGGCACTGAAAACAAAACATTTAAAGAAGGTGATACTGTTTCATTAATGCCAAGGCAAGATGGGCAATTTTATATAGAGCATGGTGGGACAGACAAATATACGCCAAAAGCAGGACAAACCATTAAAGACCAGCAAGACCAAGATTTTCTTAAAGTACTTAATGACTTGATAGCAGGCAGAATTACTTTAGGTGATATGCAAGCATCAGCAAAAGATATATATGGAGTAGGAACAGTAGCTGCTAGTCAAGCTGTAACTAATGCTACTGCAATGATAAATAAAGACAGCACAAATACTAAAGACGTTATTGATTCAATAACAAATATTGGTGGTCAAGGTACTTCTGCTACTTTAGGAGGATTGAGCACAGGAACAACCACAGGAACAACCACAGGAACAACCACAGGAACAACCACAGGTACTGGTACTGGAACTCCAACTACTACAACCACAGGTACTACCACAGGCACACCTACTACCACAGGCACACCTACTACCACAGGGACACCTACTACCACAGGGACACCTACTACCACAGGGACACCTACTACCACAGGGACACCTACTACCACAGGGACACCTACTACCACAGGGACAGGGACAGGGACAGGGACAGGTACAGGCACAGGTACTGGTACAGGTACTGGTACAGGAACGGGAACGGGTACTGGTACAGGAACGGGAACGGGAAGAAACGGATTAATTATGATGCTTGCCCAACAAGCACCAATTACCGAACAAATGTTTTCAAGAGAATTATTTGAGCCAAAGTTTACTGAATTAGATAATGTGGCTCAGGCTTTAGGAATGCTTCAAGACATAGGAAGGCGATTCTAATGACATACTTAGATTTAATTAATAACGTCCTCCGCAGATTACGGGAGGATACAGTAGACACTGCTAATGCTACGGACTACTCCCATTTGATTGGTGACTTAGTTAATGACGCTAAGAAGATAGTTGAGAACTCATTTGACTGGACTGCTCTTAGAGATTCTATAACTGTTAATACTGTAAGTGGGACGGATACCTATTCGCTTACAGGTAGTGGTGACTTGGCTGTAATTAAGGACGTAATGAACACTACGTCTAAAAGGTTTATGCACCTTAGAAGTAAGGAATATTTTAACAATGTAACCTACAACACCACACCACAATCAGGTTCGCCTGATTACTACACATTTGTAGGTACGGATTCTAATAGGGATTTACAAGTCCAAGTCTATCCAAAACCCGAAGCTGTATATGCTTTAAGGTTTGACGTTGTTAAACCCCAAGCTGATTTATCCAGTGACTCAGATAGTTTGTCAGTGCCCACTAACCCTGTGATTCAATTAACTTACGCTATGGCTTTAAGGGAAAGGGGTGAGACAGGTGGTCAAAGTGCAGCAGAACAATTTGCTGTAGCCTCTACTGCTTTATCTGACGCTATTGCATTTGACGCTAACAGATACCCTTCTGAGTTAACCTTTCAGGTACGATAATGGCCCAGAAACTACAAAGCATAACTATTACGGCTCCAGGCTTTGCGGGTGTTAATACCCAAGATGCCCCGTTAGCCCAAGACCCTACCTTTGCGTCAGTTGCAGATAACTGCATTATTGACAAAGAGGGGCGAGTAGCTGCGCGTAAAGGTTATGAAATGGTGTCTACCAATGGCCCTGCTGTATTAGGGAGTTCTGCTGGTATAGAAGCTATACACCAGTATAGGGATTCAGGTGGTAACACTAAGATATTCTCCGCAGGCAATAACAAAATATTCCACGGCACTTCTACTTTAACTGACGATACTCCTGGTAGTTATACAATCAGCGCTAACAACTGGAAGATGGTTAACTTTGTAGACCATGCTTACTTTTTTCAAAGAGCGCATGAGCCATTGTTATATACAAACTCTGTTGCTGACGTTGAGAAGATGTCTACCCATGCTCATGCTACGGGCACTCCACCTCAAGCTAATGAGGTTCTAGCTGCATTTGGTAGGTTGTTTGTTGCTGACTTTGCAACAGACAAGTCTACTATATATTGGAGCGACCTTTTAAGCGGTCATGCGTGGAGCGGTGGGTCTACAGGTTCTATAGACATATCTAAGGTATGGCCCAATGGCTATGATGAGATTGTCGCCCTAGCTGCTCATAACGGGTTCTTAGTTATCTTTGGTAAGGACTCAATAGTTATCTATGAAGGTGCTGATAGTCCTGCTTCTATGACTCTTTCAGACACCATATCTAATATAGGATGTGTATCTAGGGACGCAGTTGTATCTACGGGTAAGGATTTAATCTTTTTAGACCGTTCAGGCGTAAGAAGTCTGGCAAGAACAATTCAAGAAAAGTCCTCACCTATTGGGGACATATCTAAGAACGTCAACAATGACATTAAAAATCTGGTAGCTAGTGAAACAGGTAACATCTCTCTACATTACTCTCCTAAAGAAGCCTTTGTCTTGGTTAACTTTCCCGTCCTTCAGACGGTGTATGTCTTTGATACGAGATTTCCTCTCCAAGATGGTTCATACAGAGCAACCACTTGGTCTAGCATGGCACCACTGCGTTTTACTAATCTGGTGGATGACACTATTTACCTTGGGAACGCAACTGGCATCGCCGAGTATGATAGTTATACAGACGGGACAAGCTCCTATCAGCTAAGTTACTTCTCACATCCCCTAGCATTTGGGGATAGCTCCGTACTTAAATTTCTAAAGAAAGTTAACTTAACTACCTTTGATGGAGCGGAGGCTACAGTTGTACTGAACTGGGCCTACGATTATTCCAATGCTTATAAAAAACAAGCGTATGTCTTACCTGCTAATAACGCTGCTCAATACAATATCTCTGAATACAACACTGAAGCTGAGTATTCCTCTTCATTAAGCCTAATTAACAGACAGAAGATAAATACTTCTGGTTCTGGTGCTGTCGTATCCGTAGGAGTGGAGACTACAGTAGATGGTAAGTCTATAGCTATACAACAATTTAATATTCATGCACTACTTGGAAGGATTGTCTAATGACTGATTACACTAAGACAACTAACTTTGCCGCCAAGGATGCCCTGGTGTCAGGAAATCCTGCTAAGGTGGTGAAGGGAACTGAAGTGAACACCGAATTTGATAACATAGCAACTGCGGTAGCTACTAAGGCTAATTTAGCTGCCCCGACATTTACGGGGACTACAACTGCCGCAAACCTCACAGTGTCAGGAACATTTACTGGCACTATTGATGGAGGGACTTACTAATGTCAATTTTTGACGTAAACAAAGACGGCGTTGTTGACTATAAAGACCTTGGTGCTGGAGCAGCAAATTTATTTGGTTTTGGTCAAGGCGGTGGTGGTTTTTTTGGTAGTCCTGGAGCAGGTCTTATAGGTGCTTTAGGTCAGGGTATGCTGACTGATAAAGCTATTAAAGACATAGGCCAAGCCCGTCAAGAAGCTAACATATTCTTTGGTGGCGCTACCGATTTACCCACTTATGAAGGCGGCTTATTGGGTGAGGTAGGAAGACAGTCTCAGTTCAAACCATTTACTGTCACGGGAACGAATGTATTTGGTCAACCTTCTGCTGCTACTATATCCCAAACAGGCACTGAGTTAGCTCTAAGCCCGGAAGAAGCTGCATTACAAAGGTCTTTGACTGGATTTGGTCAGGGTGCTTTTGATTTCTTGGGCGACCCTATGGCTAGGGGTGAGGAGCAGACTAATATTATTGGTATGTTGACCCAAGACCCTGCTGCTAGAGCAACGAGAGAAGCAGATATATTTGGTAGACTAGAAGCTGTACAGGCTCCTGAAAGAGAAAGAGCCAGACTTCAATTAGAAGAAAGACTTTTAGGTCAGGGTAGGGGTGGTGTCCGTACCTCTATGTTTGGTGGTACTCCTGAAGAACTAGCTTTAAATAAAGCCATAGAAGAGCAACGCGCTAGGTCTGCCGTATCTGCTATGGAACAGGCTCGTGCTGAGCAAGCCCTACAATCTCAACAGACCCTACAGGGTTTGGGTGAGTTTAGAGGTAGAATGGGCCTATTGGGTCAGCTTGGATTATCAGCTATACCTACGGCTTACACCCCTCAGCAAGAGTTACTAAGGACGTTAACTCCACAACTGGAGGCTTCACGCCTAGCAGCTACTTTGCAGTCTACTGGGCTAGGTTTAGGGGCTGGTTTGGCAGAATCTGCAATAGAATCCCAGTTGGGATTTGAAGCTCTTAAAAACGCCCTTAGACAGCAGCAGTATCAAGGTCTGTTTGATTTGTTGAGTGCTGAAAGGTCAGGTGGTTCTACAACTCAAACTGCCCAGCAAACTCAGTCAGGTAATTTTGCATTAGGTAATACAGGAATTGAATATA